TAAAAATGGCTGAACAACGTACAAGTGGTGCTGTTAATTTTATCTTCGACGGCACTAAAGATATTCGTGATTTGACTAACTATGCTTTATTCCGTGGTGTAACTGACTGGGCTAACCTTTACCAATTCAACCAATTTGAATCCGGTTATGGTTTATTCTTAGTACTTGATATTCCATTCTTCTTAAAGAAGTTAGCTGAAAAACATGAGCAATATGCTAAATTGATCAACACTTACGTTCATATTCTTGAATATGAATTCCGTGGTCTTGACGGTATTGATAACATCAACTCCGAAACTGCAGAATTAACAAACGGTGTTAAAAATATCAACGTAATCAACAAAGTTAATAGCCAATCTGCTTCTACTTTTACATTACGTTACTTCGAAAAATCTGGTTCTATCTTAACAAAAGTTCATGAATTGTTCTTGCGTGGTATCAAAGATCCTACAACACAAGTTAAACATTATCATGGTCTTATTGAAGATGGTACTATCACAGACCCAGGTTTCGATAAAGAAGTATTTAGCTTCTTATATATCGTAACTGATAATACTTTGATGAACGTAGAAAAAGCATTCTACATCGTAGCTGCTCAACCTACAAATGCTGACTTGAATATCTACAACGTAGACCGTCAAGATATCGGCTTCAAAGAATTGTCTGTTGAATTCTCCGGTTTCCCTATTGCTAACCCATCTGTAAACAAGAAAGCTCAAAGCTTACTTGATTGGGTACGTAAAGGTACAATCTGGGATGAATCCGAAATGACTTATTCTGGTATTACTAACATGAAACCTTTCAATGGTACATTGACTGGTAATGGTGAAGGTAATACTGGTTCTAAGACTACTTGGACAGGTAAATAATAAAACCAACTAAATAAAATCAGGACTAGGCCTATAAAGGTCTAGTCCTATTTATTTGGTCACTAATTTTTTATAACATTTTAATGACTGCAAATAAGGTGCTAATGTTTCATGACATACTCCTAATAAAATAACATGACTACTTATACCAAAATTTCATTTAAAATCGATTAATGAACGTGAATATAAATACCTTGCTCGCTGCTGACAAATAAAACCAAACGGAAAACACTATACACATAATAACAAATTGTACGGACTTAAAAATCCTTATTTGCAGTCTTCATCTCCTATCCAAAACAATGACGACAAAGCAATATCGGACATAGGCTTCAAGCCTATGTCCGGTTTTTGCTGTTTAATACTCGGCATCAGAAGATCCATTATCTTGATCAGGTACTAATTTAGCAGCTTGTAAACGTGTTTTATCTTTAACTGCTGTAATCATATCCATATCTAAATATCCTTCAAGCAATCTAGCTTTAAGGTTATTTTCAAATAATGCTCTAGTTGTATCATCTAAGTCGGCACCAAATGCCGCTGCAGTAGATGTAGCAATATCGTTAGCATTAACTATGAATTGATTTGTATTTGTAAGATTTAAGAACATCGGAACCGGTAAGTTTACTTTAATAGTAGCCGTTGGGCTATCAAATTCACCACGGTATAATAATGTCATAATCTTAGATAGGAATCTATTTGCAATAGTTTGTCTATTATAGATCTTCTTCAAGAATCTACTATTAGACATGGTAGCTTGGATTGCATAATCCATAGATTGCCTTGCTTGAACTATTTCGAAAGGTACATCTGTAGCATCAACTGCCATAGTTTGTAGTCTATCCATTAGTTCAGTTTGTGGATCAATATTTTGACCTTGCATAACTTCAAATTGCACTGGAGCATTACCAGAGTTATCTGTAGGAATTACAAAGTCATTAAATCTACCAAGAATATTCAATACATTTTTCATAGATTCTAATTGACGGATATTGAAGTTTTGACGTTTCAATTGGTCAATTGTATTTAAAAGAATCTTAGAGATATTTGTATCAATACCAGATTGTTTTACATAATAAACACGACGGTCTTGAGAACGAGTCATGGCGCCAATCGTATTAGTAATATAAAGACCTACATATAGTTTCGCAGGAATCAAAGATTTATATAAATCAGAGATACCACGATATGTATCTGGATCTAATTTAAAATAGCAATGAACTACATCATCTGGAGGTAAGAAAGTTACAGTATATTTATTCTTACCAACTTGTAGATCATGTTTAAGAATAGCATAAATTTCTTTAGAAAGATTTTTATTTAACTTGATAAATTTAGTATCAATAGCTGTAGATAATTTATGAGCAACTGTTTTAACAACCGCATCAGATAATACAGCAGAATTCTTTGTTGCCATTAAATCAGTATTCTTATTAATACCAAGTGCATTGACTGGTGTAGTTGTATCACTTACAGGGAAGTCATCTTCTAAACCAAATACACTATCATTTTCAAGATATGCATATCCTAATACTAAGTCTTCAATCTTAATAGGAATGATCTTATATCTATTTAATTCTTTAAATAGACAACCATTTAATCCCCAGTTTTCCTTAGTATTAATATCATGACCACCAACAGTAGTCAAACCATTAGATGCAGTGTCATCCATGAATCCACTTGCATCAAGTTTTTCATCAGCAACTAATGAAACTGTACTTGTTGTAGCTTCATTAAAGTTCATAGAACTTTCTTTGATTGATTGTAATCGTGAGATTGCATTATGGCGTTCCATAATAGGGCCATATAATGCATTACTTGTATTGAATGTAAAATCTACAGATACTTTTTCTTTATCTTTAGAATCAATACTAGTATTAGAATAAGTAGAACCATTTTCATTGAAAGCTGGACTACTACTAATAACTCCAGATTCATTCAATACGATAGATTCTCGTAAAGAACTCATCTGATTATTAGGATTATCAAGAATCTTCTTAATAGCTCTTTCATATGGTACGATATAAATGAATCGTTCACCATACTTAGAAGTATTATAGATGATATCTTGGAATTTAGCTAATAAATCATACTTATCTTTCAATACCTTGATATTTTCATAGAAAGCATCTTTATTAGTTTCAACTGTTACATTCTCATCAGAAATATAAATATAGTCTTTAGAGAAGTGGTCAGAAGAGATTACGTTATCGCATAGAGTACCAATAGCATATTCAAGCATTGGCATATATTTACAAACCATATCGATTTCAGCATCAAATAGGCGTAAACTTCTATTGTTGAAGAAAGAGTTATATATACCACCATCTACTGATAGAGTGTTAAACATTTCTTCAAAACCATCAGCTACTTTAGGATCATTTTGGTATTCTAATGATTTAGCATACAGTGTACTAAGAGAACTTAGACCTGTAGAGTAGTTAATATCATTAACAATCCGACCCATGGAGTTGTTGATTTTATTTGAAATATTTTCTAATTCACTATCTGCATCTGGAGGAGTAAAAAATGTACGTTTATAAAAGTTAGAAAGATTTTTTATTAAGGAATTACCAGCGTTAGTGGCATTCTTATCTTTTTTATCTTCAGCCATTATCGTTCCTCCTTTGAATTATTTAAATGTTTTTATGATACCTAATAAACAGAAATGGCTATAGAGTCTGACTCTATAGCCGATTATTACTGTTTATAGATACATAAATGATTGTTGGATGATAATATTTTTAGGTTTATATATATTCATTCTAATAACTTTAGTTGTACCATCTGTATAAAGATTTACATTTACTTTATCAGACTTAGTTGTAGGTAAAGCTGTCTTAGGAATCCAGAAACCTACATTATTTATATATAAACACATAGCCCCTAAAGAAGCTGGAGCTGACTGAAGAATTTGATAATCAGGATGCTCATTATAGTTTTCTACATTTCCAATCAAATTAGAATCTATTTCTAATGAAAGAAATCTACTATTAGCATTTCTAATATAATCCACATCCATAGATTCGCATGTAATAGATGCAGAAGAATTTAATTTTGCTAAATTCTTCATTTCTAATACATTAAACATGATTCCATTACAATATTCTGGTAATTCAACTTGCAATCCAATAATACGTTGAATATATGAATTATCTGGACCTATACCAAGAATTGAATATGGTTGAGTTGCATCATAAATAATTCTATCACATTTAAGAACTTTACTTATTGATAATAAACTATTAATATCATCAATAGATAAATTAAAGTATCTAATCATTTTTACCCCCAGGGATATTACGTTCACCATACATTGCAGGAATACAACCGAATCCATTATCAGTAATTGCAGGAATCAATTCATTATATTCTGTAACTTCGGGTTCACTTAAGATACCATTTTTATATACTTTGAAATCTAATCTAGGTTTAATTCTACCAGAAGAATAGATTGCTTTAACTTCTTTTACAAGATCGCTAAATTCTGGCAATCCAAACCATCTACTACCAATAGTTAGATAATCTTGAGTTACCATATCTTCTACAAATGCAGAACTTGCATCTTTATCATCACCAAATTCAATCTTACCGATTTCAGATGGAGAGCTTAAGTTAAATTCACGGTTAATACTTGGATATAGTGAGCTAAAGTCAAAGTCTACTAAGTTATCACATAAGAAAACTGGTACGCCATTGATCTTTAATTTAGCTGAATCATTAACCAAGTTAGGATCCGCAACAAAAGCACCGTCAAACTTTTCAGTTGGCTTTTCTTTTGTCTTGTTAATATTATTACCAACAACAAGTCCCAAGTTATAATAGAAATCTTGTTGTTTGTTTCTTAGATAGATTGTTTGTCTATGAACTTTAGAGAATCTAGTATTATTCAAAACACTTGAGTTATAAATATAACCAATATCATCTGTAGATTCTTCGATACATACTTGGACGAGAACGTCGACAATATTATAGAATATAAATGTCTTGAAATCTAAGAATGGTAATTTAGCTAAATCTGTAGTGATATGATGATAATCTAATTTCTTCACACTACAAATTTGAGCCCCAATATCATTCAATTTAAATGATGCAAATGTAGATTGACCTTTACGCCGAGATGCAAATTGAATCATTTGATCTAAATATACTGTATAAGAACTAATATAAGCATAATCCCCGCGTTCAGCGTAGTTGTTTTCCATTCTAGTATCAATGAAATATTCAGCTTTAGGATTCATCTTAAAGTCTGGATGACACATAATACTTTCTGGAGTATATCCAAGCTTCTTGATACGTTCGATAATATACGGAATATCGAAGGCCATGTTCCATGCCATCAAGAAGTCTGGTTGTTCTGTGTTAATTTGTTTGAATAAAGAAGCAATCAAATGTGTTTCTTCATCAAAGAATTTTATATTAAATTTTATACCATAAATATTGAATTTACGTTGACGATCTTCTCCGCCAATTGCAAACTCAATAAGTTCTCTTAACTCATGCTCTATTTGACCAGTAGCTACATTATTTTCAAATTCTTGAACTAATGGATTTCTAGGATCTCTTAGAACGTAAGTATTAATTGCTCCATTTGAAATATATGTGACTGCATTAATTGGAGCTTCACCTGGTTCTGGGAAATCTCCAATAATATTGGAGATATCAACTTCAATATCCAGATATGCTTTACTTGTAGAATGAATATCATTCTTAAAGATTCGATTAAACCAGAATCTGTAATGATCTTCAATATTTTGGTCAGAGAAGAATACTTGATTCAAAGTATGTAACTTTGCATTCTCTCTATATTGACCACTACTAATATTATTTGTATAGAATCTAAGATTATTAGTCTTTTCTGCTATACATTTTTCTAACTGTCTATTTGTACATTGTACAGGTTCGACTTCTTCAATAGGAAGATAGTCATGATGATAAGAAAGATTCTGATCTTTGGCTAAATACCAAATATATTCAGGATCTTCTATTTCACATAAGTATTTTTTTCCAGTATTATTATCTTTTGCTACCATACTAATACTAGGAGTAGACCAACGTCCATTATCCTGTTTAGCACCTTTAGCAAAGAAAGTTTGTAATATAGTTAAGTCATAATCTTGTGGAAACTGATTAAAAATATTAAGAGTATTCATTATATTTCTCCTTATAACATTCCCAGTTATACCTAATATAATGTAATTAGGCTAGTATTTATCTAATTTATGCCTATTTTGAGCCATATAGGTTATAATACCTAGAACTATCTAATAATGATTATCTAGGAGGTCTATTATGCAATATACTGAAGCTATTGTCTCTGGTAATGCAGTTTTAGAAGAGCCAAAAGTTGATCTAAGCATGAAATCAGTCTTTGGTAAACTAAAATCTGGCAAAACAGAGTCTATCGTAAAACCTATGCCAGTAGAGGACGAAAATACTTTAATTAAACCACGTAGACGTGGCCGTCCACCTAAAAAAAATAGAGATATAGATTCTCCTGAAGGAGAAGCTTCTGAATTGGTAACAAATGTACCATATGCAGAATCCTATGAAGAAACTAATGGTATGCTTAAAGGTATGATCATGCAAATCGAAGGATTGCAAGGTGAACTTAAGCAAGAATTTAATGATATCCGTCTTTCTAAGATGAGAGGCAAATATCAATATCTTACAGACATCTCTACAACGATTTCTTCATTATCTAGTACTAAATTATCTGCCATTAAAGAACTTAACTCTGTTATTTCTAAATGTCATGATATGGAACTTAAACGTACTAAAGAACTTAAGATTGATGCCACTGGTAATGATGATGCAGCAGTTATGAGCTTGTATGAAAATATCATCAATACTCCTCGTCAACAACTTGAAGCTGGATTTATGCCACCAAGATTAGAAACAGGAGATATTCCATTGATGGTTCAACCTCAAGGCGGTATGGATATATTCCAACCAGCTGTAACTAGTGAACAATTCACACCTGAACAAAATCGTATGATTGCTGAATCTAATCCAGACATCAAAACTGTAGTTGTCTATGATACTAAGACTGAATATCGTGAATTCGTGGCAATGAATGTTAAGACTGGTCAAGTAGTACAAAATATTAGTTTACCTGATCCATTCTTATTAGAGGATATGAATCTAAACTTCCAAACTGGGGTTGCTCGTAATTCTAATCTTAATATGAACTTCCCATTAGCTGTAAGAGAGAATGGAATTATTTCTCTAGTTGAATCTAAATATTAAAAAAAATAAAGAAGTAATCCCAGAAGAGTTTCAAACTCTTCTGGGGTATTTTTCTTAATATAGTTCATTTATGAAATCTAATACTTCTTGATGGTTACCAGCTTCAACTACTTTAATACGTTCTCCAGGATTATTTTTATCATTTAAAGACTTAACTTGGATAATAATATTAGTATAGTTTGCTGTAACTACAATTGTCTTATCTGGAAGTTCAATTCTGATTACCGTACGTTCAGCTAATCCATCTTTTACATAAATTCTAGCACAAGAATCATAATATGTGAAAATAATCTTATAAACAAATTTCATAAAATTATCATTCTTATCCATATATAGATCCATAGCATAAATTACATCTATTTCTGATTTAATATTATGGAATACAATATTTGAATCCATATAGAATGCTAAAGGATTATTATTTTCATCAACTGCAAAATTAACAATACCTTTAAGTGAATTCATATAGGTTAATATATTGCAATCTTTATAATGGCCAGTTGTCTGTAAAGCATAGCCATAAGAATTCAATAAATTATTTACATCAATTTTAGTAAGCATAAAATTACCCCACAATCAATAGTATTTCGTATTAATATGTGGACTTATTGGTTAAATCCTATGGACTCTAAATATGAAATCATTTCATCTTTAGTCAGATCTTTAACCCAAGTAGATAGATGATTAAAATCAAATAAGCCATTATCAGTATGATATACATTACATACAGTCCCATCTGGTTTATAGAATAGCAGACTACCAAACATAGATTTTATAACACTGTCATATATTACAGTAGCTTTAAGATTGCACTTTTCTACTATCTCTAGTAGCTCAGAATCATAGAACCCAGATTGGATAACAAATGCTTTTTGTATACCAATTCCAAATAGCATCTTATTTTTCTTAGTCTTAATATATGATGGAATACCTAAGTTTTTCCATTCAATCAATACATGATGATTCTGAACTGTAACTTTGATGTTTCTATCAATAATAATGAATGGCAATCCATTCTCAGGATCATGTCTATCTATTTCATATCTAGATTTAAATATATTTATTATATCTTCTAGTACCATAATAACCTCCAAAGATAAAAAATAAGAAATATGGAGAAGGGATTTAATCCCTTCTCCAATAAATCTTATTAATGTATTACACTTTTGATTATATTGATATATTCATTCAATATATCTTTTCCATTATCGGATAATGAATTTAAAGTATCTGGTGTCATATAATTATTTAAGATCAATAGCATGAATTGTTCAGATCCAGGTGTTATTGTTAGTATAATAATAGATATTACAAATACCATCACTATACCCAATCTAATCTTTTTACCATGATCGTAATTATATTTCGTAACCACATCAATATCTTGGTTACCAGATTTTTTCTCATAATCCATATAAACTACCATGTGGAATAGAAATAGCAACATACTTAAAATCATAAGTAACCAGGCTAATCCAATTACTTTATCTAATATGATATACAAGTATATTACTTCATTAGGGATAATAGGATTCATACTTATCACCCTAATTATTTAGTAACAACTGTACCATATTGATCACGATTGGATTCTGTGTTTACACGTACACGTTCAACTTTATGTAAATCAGTATCTTCACCACTGATACGATCTACATGGAAACGCATACTTGCTTTAATTTGATCCAATTCAGGTTTGAATTCACGAATAGCGTCAGCCATTTCTTGATTAATAGCTGCACCATTTTGAACAGCACGATCTAACATAGCTGCAAATTCATAGCGTGTCATTAAACGATCACCCTTGAATTGACCATCTTCGTAACCATCAATATAGCCACGTTGTGCTAAATCATTAACCAAAGTATAAGCCCAATGATTTTCTGGAACATCTGGGAACACAGTATCTTTCACTTTATCGTTGTTCCCAAGAAGCATATTCACTAACATTTCGATTTTCTTATTTTGAGCTTCAATAGTTGCTTTCATGTCTTGCATTTCACGAGCCATTGCTACACGACTATTGGAAACTAATTTATCAGAATGACCGAATTTAATGGATACGCCAGCATTTACCATATTTTCAGAACCGATTGTAGCACCAACGGAGAACATGGTATTTTCATTAGGACGATAGAATGCACCAAGAGCTGCTGCATTTTCACCTTTGTAGTTACCATAACCAGCTGCTACAGTCCATTTATCATCTGGGTTGAAGTCTTGTGGATGTAATGCTGCTAAAGCTGCTGCACTTGCACCAACTTTATTAACACGTTCATCTAATTTAGCTACACGGTTAGTCAAACCATCGTAACGGCTGCTAATATTATTAACCACTGTATTAAGTTGACCACCATTAACTGCATCTTTAGAACCAGCTGCAATTGTACCATCAGCTATATTAGTGATTTTATTACCACCATTGTTTAGACCTTTGTTATCTAAAGAAACATCACCAAATTTAACTTTATCTACAGATACTTTGTAATCAGTGCCACCGGCTGCATTTGTGCTTGTAGTTACAGTTACATTATTACCTTCAGTAACGCTAGTATGTTTCTTAGCTTCAGCTATAGCATTGTTAGCTAAAGTTGTATTGTTTTGAATCAAAGTATCATGCTCGTTAACAATACCACCAAGTTCACCAATACCACCAGCTAATGCTTTGATATTTTGATTTACTTTATGTAATTGGCTACCATTAACTGCATCTTTAGAACCAGCTGCAATTTTACCATCAGCTACATTAGTAACTTTTTGATCGTTTGCATTAATACCATCTTTAGATACATAAGTTTTACCAGCTACAGAAAGACCTTTATTATCAATCTTAGTATCGCCAGTTGTTACGCTGTTCAATTTAAGATCTTTATTAACGTCTACTGTGTAAGTTTTATCACCAGTAGCGTTTGTTTTGCTAGTAACTGTTACATTATTGCTACCAGCTTCAAGACCAGTTGCCTTAGCATTAACTTTCTTAATAGCCGCATCGATAGTAGATTCACCAGTACCACCAATATTGTTAGTAGTGATATTGCCATTTTTATCTACTATTGCATTACCGCCAATTACATTCTTAGTACTATTAGCTACATTAGATACATTTTGAGCCACAGCATACAATTGGCTACCATTAACTGCATCAGTGGAATCTGCAGATACTTTACCAGCTGCTACATTGATTAATTGACGTTCACCACCAACAGAACCAATGCTCATAACACCGTTAGCTACAGAACCTTTACCTGCGAAGTTGCCATACTTCAAACCATTGATTTCGGCTTCTTCTTCAGATGTAGCTGCACGGTCTGTGGACTTATTACCAACTACAACACTATTAGCTTGAGTTGTAGTGATTTCATTTCCTAATACATGTGTATTGGCTTGGCTTACTGTATTGCCTACGCCAAATGCGCTAGATTTGATACCAGTAACTGCATTGCCAGCACCAACTGCAACTGAATTAACTGCACCGGCATTAGCATTATTACCAATAGCTACTGCACTTTCTTCAGCTCGTGCATTATAACCAACTGCTACGGAGCGATTACCTTTTGCTTGAGCATCATTACCATATGCGGTAGAGAAGTTACCTTTAGCTAATGCGTTAAAACCAGTAGCTGTACTAGATACACCATTAGCTTTAGCACTATTACCTACAGCTGTGGAGAAATCTGCAGTAGCTTTAGCGGAAGAACCAAGCGCATTGGAATTACGACCAGCGGATTCAGAACCATGACCAATTGCTGTAGCATTTTCACCACTTGCTACTGCATTTTGACCTAAAGCATTTGTATTATCTGCACTAGCTACAGAATCGCGTCCAAGAGCTAAAGAATCTTTACCAGTCGCACTAGCATATTTACCCATAGCAATATTACCATCACCAATAGCTTTTGTTTTATAGCCAAATGCAAATGTATTATCACCTTGAGCTGTAGAACCATTACCGCCCACAAAAGCAGCTTCGCCATTGGAAGTGTTGTTTGTACCAATTGCAGTACCGAAGTCTTTGTTTACGGTGTTATTTTCACCAGTTGCAAAAGAACTTACTCCTGCCACTGTATTAAAATTACCTAATGCGGTGGCATTGCCACCATATACGACATTGTTGTCGCCTGCAGTGAAGCTATGTAACCCAATAGCTTTATTCTTATTGCCAAATGCTACAGAACCATTACCAATAGCTTTAGATTGATTGCCAGCTGCAAAACTCCAACCACCTTTAGCTTCAGTTAAGTATCCTGTAGCTGTCGCAAAATCTGCAGACGCTTTTGTTTGATTGCCAAGAGCAACAGAATTTAATTTAGTGGCTTCATTTGCATAACCATAAGCGATAGAGCCTTCACCACTAGCTTTAGATAATTGACCACCAACAAATGCTTCGTTTGCAGTTGCTTTATTATTCATGCCTACCACTAATGTATTATTAGCAATAGCTTTGTTAAGATAGCCGCCAACTACATTACTAGTCCCATTAGTTGCATTCTTATAACCAGTTGTAATATTGTAAGATCCATCTACATTATTAGTATTACCACCAACAATGTTAGCTAGACCAGATACATTGTTATTTTGGCCTGTAACATCGGAGTTATCAGAAGCCACTGTATTCTTAATACCGTTAACTATTGAGTTATTACCTGTAATTTTATTAGCATATCCACCGGCTAATACACTAGAGGCTGCAACATTATTACTATCGCCAATAACTAAGGCGGATCCGTTGCCTGCGGTATTTTTATTGACTTCGTTTAAAGTTCCCGCAACAATGCTGTTTTGACTATTTACAGTATTGCTATAACCACCGGCAAATGCACTGGAACCAGCAACTACATTATTTTTACCAAATGCTGCTGCATCTGTACCTGTAACAACATTAGATGCATATGCACCCATAGAAACTGTAGAAAGTACTGCTGCTGTTAAGATTAAAGTTTTGTTAGTTTTCATTTTAATTCTCCTTAAAATTAAATAATACTATTTTTGTAAATTAGAAACTTGCTCATTTAACTCTTTTACTTGTTTTTCTAAAAGATTAACTCTATCAGATAAGTCCTTATTTGAATCTTGTAGATATCTAATAGTTTGATCTTTTTGATCTCGAGCCATTGAGCTGAATAAAAGTCTATCAGTGGACGCTTGAGCCACTAATATTGAAAGTGTGAAAATTAGTAATAAAAATAATGTCCTCCTATTCATAATAAATCCTCCTATATATAAATTATATATCACGATTATAATATATAGGCAAGATTATCTTTAAAACGGAAGCTCTTCGTTCTTAGGTTTTGGATTATTTTTATATTCAGAGATACGATTAGCAATAGCATTAGCTCTATTACTAATAGGAAATGCATTAAAATGGTAATCGCGTTTTGTTAGCTTGCAATCCGCGATAAATTTAAATATAATATCCGTTTTAAGGATATATACATGCGTATTTTTTACTTCCTCTTCAGTTAGACCATATTCATCACATAACCACTGAATGATTCGATCATCAGATGCTTCATCTAAACGACCAAAATACTTTTCGATTTTAGCTTTTGTATCTAACATTTTTGCACTTTGTTGTTCTTTTTCCATATATTACTCCTTATAACGCTTTGTTAAATTTAGACTCCATTTTTAATTTATTATCTTTCTTTCGATAAAAATTCTGATATGTGTATTCTAACATATCACCATTATCGTCTTTCCAAGCCCAAGTCTTACCATCTTGGGATTGGGCCCATTCATTTGATTTAATTTTAGGGAAAAATACATTTCCCTCTTTTAGAATTTTATGAACTACCGTTGCATGAATACAGTCACACACATCCATAAATTCTTCATAAATTTGACCACCGCCGATTACGTATACGTTTGCCAAATTTAATCGTTTAATTTCATCTAAGACTTCTTGCTTAGAATGAAATATTTTTACATTTGATCCAGGATATTTAGGAACGTAGTCTTTATCCCTAGTTATAACCCAGTGGGTTCTATGTGGCAATAAGCCAGGAAGACTCTCAAACGTCTTCCTGCCCATAATAATATTACAACCTAAAGTACGTTGTTTAAAACGCTTTAGATCTGCTGGAATCTTCACTAGTAACTCATTATCTTTGCCGATATGACGGCGTGCGTCGTAACATACGATCATTGAAATCATAACTATTCTCCTACTAGAAATATAAAATTAAAATAAAATATTAGACTGCAACTTCCATAGGTCGTTTAGGACCTGGCTCGTAGTCTTCTAAAACAATATCGTCAATTGTGAAATCATAGAAGTCTTTGATTTCAGGATTTAATCTTAATTTAGGATGTTGTCTTTCTTCTTTCTTAACTACATCATATGCATAAATTGTCTTAAGTTGATTCTTTAAAACGTCTTTATGATTTACATAAATATGAGCATCGTTGATGAAATGAACTAATTTACCAGGGACCAACCCAACGCATTGTGCGATCATACATACTAACACTGAATATTGCAATGTGTTAAATGGGACACCTAATCCAACATCACCAGAACGCTGAATTAGAGTACAATTTAATTTACCGCGATGTACATTCCAGATAGTTTCAAATGCACATGGTTGAAGTGCCATATCATCTAGATCTGCATTATTCCAGAGAGTTACTACCATTCTACGATTATGAGGATCTTCTTTTAAAGTTTTGATTAGTTTATTTACTTGATCAAATTTCTTTAGCTGATACCCGTATGCTTTACCGATAGTGCCATCTTCCCGCATCCATTCATCCCATACATGAACGCCCATTTTTTGGAGTTCACGTACATCATTAGATTGCTTTTGCCAAATCCATAAAATTTCCTTTACCGCTGTTTTAAACGGTACAAATTTTGATCCAAGGATTGGCATATCCAAGTTTTCTAAATTAATATTAAACGCCACTTGAGGTGCCGATATAGCATCAATACCTGTCCGGTTTGGGGACGTTTCGCCGGCTGCAAGGATATATTCTAATAATTTACCATATTTTAAATCATAGTCAGTTAACTTCATTCTGCTTCTCCGATCTTCTTAATAATTAACCAAATTACATAAAATGCAACAATTCCGCAATCTACCAAAACGCAGAAAAGTTGCATTACTGGTGTTAATCTAGTGCCAGATATACCATCTAATAAATAAATTGGAACCATGATAATCCATGGGATTACCATATATATTAATAACTTTATTAATTTATCAACCATTTTAATATCCCTCTTTATCCTTTATGATATTTATAAATCATGTAACCTATAGTTATCATAAATACTAATAGTCCACCATTGATTACATATAAAAACATCATTGCCTCTTCGAATTTAGTGAAAAGTTCCATACCAAATATGAAACGGATCAAAAATCCGAATGTTGCCGTTATTACTACGATACTAGCAAATAATAAAATTAAGCTAGATATCACTTCAATTTTCGGTTTAATTCCACTCACCTCCAAGAATTCTTGTTAGTTCTCTTTTAATGAACTTGATACCTTTTTCATCAAGCTCTACTGAAGGAACTGTACCGCCATATACTTCATTCTCCAATAAGAGTTCTATCAAAGCATTTGTATGATCTCTACAACTATAACAGAATTGTTCTTTAAGATCTGGTTGTTCACAGCACGTACAGAATTCGTATAGTCCTTTTCTAATAATATATGATAATATTCTTATCTTATCTATTTTTAAAAAAGGGAATTCCATCCATACTTCATTCTTTCTGAAGTTTTTATTGAATGATTCCACCATATCTTTATAGAATGGTAAATGATAAACTCTAGAATCTTTATCTAGAGTTCCATCTAATACTATATTTAAATGAGCTCCACCAATAAATGGAACCACAGAATTTATAGTATTTATCATTAAAAGATCGTAAGAGTTCTCTGCATATTCTGCATACTCCTCTAATTCAGGTATATCTCGAACTACTTTAAGAAATTTTATATCTGCATCTTTATTAATATGAGATATAAATCTTTTAGTATATTCCTTTTCTAGTTCTAATTTTCCTTCATGTATTAGATTGCTTTCAATATGCAATGCATAAACATCCTTTATATTTTCAGATGTCATTTTAGTTTTAACTGCTATATCTAATAATGCAGTCGAATCGAATCCACCAGAATATAATACAATAAGATTAACCATTATATCATCTGGTATGCCTTCTAATTTTTCTTTCACTGCATTAATTCTATTTTCTAGCATTGTTTCTCCTTTTAGAATTACTATCAATCCCTAAAAGAAAATCGATTAACCATGAGCAGCCCATAAGCATTAGCCCTACAATGTATAGAATTAATTCATGGGTAGTTGCATACGTTGCAATAAAATCTTTCGATGCTAGCATAAACACCAGCAATCCTAATAGAACTCCTAAGTTCATTATCGTTTAGCCCCTTTAAAAACATTAACAATTGCTTTAAAATCTAATCCATAGACATAAAGCAAAACTGCTACTGAAGCTAACACTAGTACGATGCTAGGGATAGCTAAAATAATATTCTCAGCAGTGATAGCTAAGAATAACTCAAAACCAATTACAAATCCTACAATAAAAAATACTTTACTCATAATGAGCACCTCCAAAATAAAATTAAAACATAAACTAGAAATATTAAGAATCATATTTCACCTTTATAATATATATATATA